AATCTTATGGATTTGGATAAGTTTATTGATGAAGAAGGTGACATATCGCATTGGAGTGTTGTCCCGAACAAAAAGAATAAAAAGAAACGAAAAAAAAGGAGACAGGCTTTGCTTGGTAATGATAATGCTATTCTTGGTAAAGGATCGGATTAAGATTAATTTGTATCACAAAATTCCTTATAAATTTTTCAAAAATGTTTTGGAAAAATGTATCATATTTAATTAGATTGATCTATTATGTCTTCGTACATAGATTTGATTCCAACTGATGTTCTGCAGCACATTCTTGAGTTTAATGCCGAACATCGCGAACTTTTCAAAGAAACTCTTGAACAGATCGAAGTTAAAGGCATTCTCAGTACACTTAATGAGTACGAAAGATTAGACCCTTTTGTTCATCTAACTACGGCGTATTATGAGAACATTGCTGATCCTGGTTATTTCGTTCATATGCTTTCTAAGTGTAAGTGTTGCGAACGCCATGCACGGAATCGTCCTACAAGCATAAACGATGAAGTTCCGGAAAGCGACGTGGTTTCTCCATTTCAAGTTCACACGTGTATGTGTACGTGTCGTAATCGTTCTCGTTGGATCATCAGATCTTTTTGGTATGATGATGAAGACTATTGAGAAGTGTTGGAATGGTTTTTTTAAAAATACTCTGTATATTTAGACACATTGATAACTGGTTTATTTGTTTTGGCCTTAAAGGAGTTGGGATCCCATTGCTCCTCATCATCAGAGTCAGGATTTGGCGGCTTGTAATTTTTTTACTAAAATCCCAAGAAGCCTGACTACATAAGCGAAAGGGTGGGTGACTATCTGCTTTATACCAAAATATACAATCTTCAATTTTATTCGATTTACTTGTATTGTCAATGACAAGCACCCCATAGTCAGACGTAACTTGGTTCATGCACTGACAAAAGGCATCAAACGTAGGAAACATACCAGCGAACGAATCATATAAACGTTTTCTATTTTGAATGATATTTTCCCGCAATATAAAAACGTAATCAATATTAGTACGAAGATTCGGTGGCAATCCAAGAGCGTATTGCATCGCTAAAATAAATAATAGTTTATAGTGTCGACCATTCATAAATAACGCTCGAACATATTTGCTTTTAAAAATTGATGAGTCGTACATACAATCATCGAATATGACAAACGCATTTGGGTTGACGTTCATCGACTTTCCGCTCTTTTGTTTTTTTAGAATTCTTTCTTGACGTAGCAGAACCTTTTGAAGTATGTCATCGTTATATTCATTATGTATAAAGATCGGTGGAATCATCTCTGAATAGAAACCATTCGCGGCTTCTGTCGCAGAAACAACTGTACCGACAGGTATATTTCTATGATAAGATAATAAATCTTTTGTTAAAAATGACTTACCTGTATTTCTTTTACCTATCATAACAACCACTGAATCTGGTTTGATCGACGCCATATCAAAGCGTTTTAATTGCAATTTCATATTAAAAATTTCATATATAAAAAAATTTTGTAAAATAACACACGATGTGTATAAAAACATATAAAAATAAAACATTTAAGAATGATAATATCTATTAACTATGTCTCTGGATTCTTGGTTTTCGAGTAAAAACAAAACAAAAATATTGTATTTAAAATTCAAAGAAGGCATCGACATAGAAAATGTAGTACAAAAAAAAGCAGATAATAATAATATCAATATTATCAATATAAACCCTTTATATCACAAAATTCATTTGATTATCAAAAAAAAGTTCTTCTTGGAAAAAATTGAAGAAATTTTGACTAAAAAGAATATCAATTCCTTTTTTAACACACGTGACGATATTTACATGATTCATAACGCACACGTTTTCGATAAAAGTTTTTTCGAAAGTTTAAACAAAATGTCTGCAAAATTTTGTTATCCAGTTGTTTTGTTAATTGATCTATCTTTGATTTCTGAACGGTTTGCGTCATATATTTTGAAAGATTCAAAGAATACAAAAACTTATGAAATAAAAATTAACCAAGACACCATAAAAAATACATAAAAGACACTTGTGAAGACTACAATTATAATATTAACGATAAACATTACGAAGAATTACTTAAAATCAAAAATATGTATCAAATTAAAACCGCTTTGTATGAACTTATCTATACAAAAAAAATTGACTTCGAAAATAGAAATTTAATTAAAATTGACAAACACGTCGTTCAAAATGCGTTTAAACTTCTTTGCGATTCAAAAATATCTTGGAGCGAAAAGGTAAAAAATATAAAAACACAAATATCACTTTTTAAAATGTTAATGCCTTTACACGTAGTTTCTGGTGTAGATTCAAATGATTATAATATAAGTTCTGTTAAAAAAATTGAAATAATTCAAAAATGTTTCGAGTCAATGGCCCAAGCTGAAAAGGTATCTGATAGTACATATTCTATTATTCTTAAATATTTGATCCCTGCGACATTAGTACCAAATCAAACATTAAAAGGAATTACTATGAACAATAGTGTCTCAAATAAGTATTTGAAAAATGATGAATCAGCTATATTCAAGCATTTCTTAAAAGTTTCTAAATTCAAGATGAATCAAAGGTGCTCGGTTGATCCATCACAAAGTTTGAAAATATTTAATATTCCTTTTAAGAAAACAGATTTAATTTTTTGAAAAAAAAATATATGTATAATTATAATCATGAATATGAACAACGACCCCTCTTTATACTATGGTAAATCTCAAAATCTCGACATTCCATTTGTTGGTGCAGTCGCGGCGGATGGTTTTACTGCATACAAACCACATAACACGCTTTATGGTGCTCAAGCAAAGATTGACAACTCCATTAAAAGGGATGAATTGATTGATGATGCTGATGTAATTCTTAAAAGAAATCTTGCAAAAGCTAAAAATTCTGTATTAATTAAGAATTCCTTAAAAAAGTCACCTGAAAAGCTTCCAAAGCTTAACTGAATAATATTTCTTTAATAGGTAAATTTAAAAATAAAAACATATAAAGATAAGACGCACAGATATTTCAAGTAGAAGAAAGATTTTTGAAGATAGTAAAATTGCTAAAAATTATTACGTAGCAAAGGATGATATTGTTGCCAAGATTAATGAATATATCGATAAGTATCAGGAACTTGAAAAACCATTCAATGATATTGAATTATTATGTACTAAAAAGAAACAACTTGAAATCAAATATATACGTAAACGCCAAGAAACTTTATCAAAAGTCTTTGATATGGAAGAAATTGATTACGGTGCGGTTGACTTTGAGATTGATGGATTTGTAAGAATTCAAGAAAAAACAGTTAATCACATTGATAAAAGAGGAAATTCGTTTTCGTTTATTTTAGAGAAAGCTGATGGAAAAGATAAAAATCAACAATATGGTATTAATGACAACGATTTTTATTGGTTGAATTTAGCAGGCACAGATTATTTCTATATAATTCCTTCAAAATTGATGGAAAAAGATGGTAAAATCCGTCAAACATTAACGCTTCATAAAGAGTTTTACCCAAAAAATAGAGGACGTCCATACACTGACACCTGGACTTACGACTTTCGTTTCGATTGGACTAAACTTCTTCAAGAAAATATTGATTACGAAAAAGAAGTAAATCGTTTGTGGTGTCTAATCCGTGAAATTAAATTGTCAGAAACGTTTATAATTGATCAATTGAGTTTATAGCCGCAGTTAGGGCAAAAATTACAAGGATATTTCTTTACATTATCAATGATTTCAAAGAAACGGTTTAAAAATTTCTTATGAAATTTATATATGTTTATTATAATAAATGGAAATTGAAAAAAACAAAAAGATCGAAATAGAAACTCAAAATAAGGTTAACGAAACTGAATTTGACAAGTTAACAATGAAACGTTTTATCGATAATTTTATAACAACTTGGTACAAATCGTTTGATAAATTATTTTCAAAAAACACTTATGAAGATTTGCTGGAAGAATCAGAAAAGGAAAATTTTGTTGATATAGCCGTTGAAAAAATATTGATACTTTTTAATATTTTTGTAGAACTTTTTTGGAAAAATAATAATAAATTTTATATAGGGGTAGGGTTTCTCATTCTTGCCTATCTTACTTATTTCATTTTGGTCACCAAATAAATATAAAAAAAGTTCCCTTAAAAATAAGGGTCTTTTCATTTACATTGTAATGTTATTAAACATCTCTGTTGCTTGAGTCAAATTCACATTTTCCTTCGACAAAAAGAACGGCAT